CACGTTGGGACGGCCACGATGATCGCACGCCGTCCAGAACTCGCCCGCGGTCAGGGAGTGGCAGATGCCGCCCACCTCCCAATCCTCGACCATGATACCGCCCTCGATGCCGAAGAGCGCCATTTCACCATAGCCCGTTGCCGCAACGGGATAGAAGCCGGAGCGGCGGAACAGGGCATATAGCTCGTCTTCGAGGTGGGCGAGCCATTCCGACACCTCGTTGTCCATCATCAAGCCGGGATCGAGCGTCTCCGCCTTGATCCAGGGGCGCGACGGCGACGACAGGCCGGAGGCCATGCCGTTCTTGGTGACGTTGAAGGCGTAGATGCCGTAATCATCCACGAGCTTGCGGTTGGCCGCGCGCTCGACACGGGCACCACGGGCGGTAGCGTTGAGAAATCGCGACCGTGCGGGCTGCGCGAGAGATGCGATCTCACGCCACTCCGCCTCATATGGCGAACGAGCAGCCTTTAACCCAGCCATGCGCTTTTCCGCGCGCTCGCGCGGCGTCAGGTTGGCCGGACTCCGCGGCTCAACCTTGCGCGTGGGGGATTGATGCTCAACGCCTTCGTTCATCGCTTACGCTCCGGTGGTGGCCGAGCCGACGTTGGCCGTGGTCATCGCGTTCCCCAGAACACCCGTGGGCGAGGTGAGGATCGATGCCGCATAGGCCATCCGGCGCTTGGCGCGATCGTCCGTGCGCTCCGCGGCCTGGGAACCGTCCGGCAGCTTCGTCGCCTGCCGCTCCGGCACGGTGGGCACGTCGGGCGTGCTACCGCCAACGCACATCAGCGCGCGCTCCGCGGGGCACCATCGATCGCGAGCGCGATGACGGAGATGATGGTGATGACACCCATGATGATATCGCCTTGCACCGATCAATCCTTTACGTTGGCCGGAACGCCGCCAGCCGGGCGGCGCTCTTGCCGCTCAACCTGGGCATTCACCGGCTGCGCAACGATGATCTCGCCATCGTCGCCATCCCTCATCTGCGCCTCGACCGACGTGCGCGCGCCCTCGATCTCATCGACGGACTTGACGTGCACGGTGATCTTCATGCGTAGAACTCCCCAAGCTCGCTGTTGCGGTCGTAATTGCCCGCCCGGCGATCCTCGATCTCGTTTAGCAGAGCTTCCATCGGCACGGTAGCCATGTTGGCAAGGCACACGGCATCGCCGTCATCGGGCGAGCGGCCCAAGTCCTTCTTCATCTCCTCCTTGTCGCGGATGAGGATGCCGCGCGCCGTATACTTCCACCGATAGGCCGCGAGATCGGAGCGGAGCATCGTGTCATCCGGCAGCATCGCGGGCTCTTTCGCGTTCGGATCGAGCGTCTCGCGCATGCGCCACACCATCTCCGCCCGCTTGTTCGCGAAGGGGAGGTTGCCTTCGAGCGAGCGCTCCATCGAGGTATTGCTCGCGATGATCGGCACGGATTGCAGGTTGTTGCCCACAAGCGAGGTGTGCACCGCCGAGCCCCAACCGATCACGTCCACGTGCATCGGAGCCTGATCGCGCCGGGCGGCGAGGACGTGCGACGCGCCCACCGCGCCATCCGTGCCGACCTGATTGCCTGGGATGCGGATGAGATCATCGAACCACACGCCGTGCCGCCGGGCGATGACGAACTTGTCCCGCCCACCGGCGGCAGGATCGACGCCCATGCTATCCATGCGGCCCTTGCCGCGCAGCCCCTTCGAGCGCGCATCAGCCACCCACCGATCCATCGCAGCATCGATCCATGCCGTGGGTATCACCTGCATTGCGTCATCCTCGATGCCCGCCTTGAAATCGCCGTAGAGCATTTGCGAGCGGAGTGGCTCCGGCAGAGATTGTAGCTGCGCAATATAATTTGCGTCGCCCATGTAATATGGGTTGTCGGTAACAGACGCGGGAATGAAGGTGCGAGACTTGGGACGCCGGATCATCTTGGCGTCAACCTTGGACTCGTCAAAATCATAATCGAACGTGCCATCTTCCAGCACAACAAAGTGCCGCCCATCTGGCAATTCATAATCGGCATCGTCGCCGATCGTGGTGAAAAAGCGCACCTCGCCCGGAAGCGCCGGGTTCGGGTGCTTGTCATCGAGCCACGGCCCGAAAAACTTGATGACCCACCGGCCCTCCGCCGTGGTGGGCGGGTTGAACGTCATCAGAGCGCGCGATCGTTGCCCCGCCTTCGCAGAACGGTTCCAGCCCATGACGAACCGCACTTGCGATTCGCGCATCTCCGTCACCTCATCGAACGCCTTGAGATCGTGGTCGCGGCCCTGCCACCGCTGGTGGTCCGTGGGGTTGTCGAGCCCGCCCAATTCGAGCAGACGACCACCGGGCAAGCGCCAGATGCCCTTTTGCGAGTTGAGCCCGGCGGTGGAGCCCAATAGCTCCTCGATGCGCTGGGTGAAGCGCTCCGTTTGCGCCTTCTCCCGGCGGAAGATCGCGGAGCGGGTGTGTTCGGTGAGCGTGAGCCCGGTAATGAGGTCCGACTTGCCGCCGCCAGCCTGCCCCCCGAAGCCGACGATATCAGCCTCCGAGAACAGGGCTTCGAGTTGCGGCCCAGGCAGAGGACGCCACACGCGGGCATCCTTCGCGAGGAGCTTCTCGATCTCGCCCTTTTCCTTGGCCGTGAGATACGGCCACACCCGGCGAATGGCGGCGGCGTCGAACTTCACGGCTTAGCGATACGCCCGCTCGAAAACGTCCGCCGGGCTCCACGAGACATAGCCCTCGAAGCCCTCGACGTTCGGGCGCTGCCCGTCCGCATACTCCACGAGATAGCCCGCATCCGCCGGGTTCTCATCAGCGGGCACGTGCCAGCCGCGGAGCGCGTTGTAATCGCCGCGCGTCATCGGCTTGGCGTTGACGGCCTTGGTGCCGACATAGCGAGTCATGCCCTCGCCCGGCTCGATCACCGCCTCCACCGGCGTGAGGCCCGCGAGATCACCCACGATGCGCATGGGCTGCGCGATCGAGCGCACGGCGCGCATGAAGGCATCCTCGCCCGCGGTGGCGGCGAGCGTCACGTTGCGCTGATCGACCGTCTCGTTGGCGCGGAGATCATCGATCATGCGGTTGAACTTGGCTTCGAGCGCCTTCACGATGTTCATCATCGCGATCTCATCAGCGTTCAGATCGCGATAGCCCGCGATCTTCTTGTGCTGGTCCTTCATCGTCTCATCCTCCTATGGTGACGGACGGCACCGCGCCGCCCGCCTAAGTAATCAGAGCCGCGCGATGCGGGTGAGGTGGAGATCAAGCCCCCGGAGCCGCCACTCCATCTCATCGAGTTGCCCGTGGATATAGCCCAAGTTGCCGCCGGGCCGTGCCGGTGCCACCCCCTGATCCCCCGCGACCTCCGGCTCCTCGCCCACGAGCTTATCCGCCATGCGCGATGCCACGCCGCACAGATCACCGGCGGTGTCGATCACCCCGTGCAGACGCTCGATCAGAGCATCCATCTCGCCAAGCTTGCGGTCCAACGCAGCGCTCGCACCCTCTGCATGTTCCTTCATAACAGGTTCCCTTGCATATTGGCGGATAGCGCCGCCGTCGCATTGCGCTCGCGTTTCACCGCGGGCGGAATCCATTGAGCCATGCTCCCCTGGGCGTTGCAGTGCCAGCAGTCGAGAGCCATGGGATGCACGAGAGCCTCCGTGCCAAGCTCCGACTGCGCACCGCAGGGGCAGGCGTAGAACGTGCGGCCCTCGTGCCACCTCCTCATCCGCCGCTCCTCCGCCGAAACACCGCCCACAGCGGGCTGCGCTCGCCTGCCTTCGCACGGATGCAAGCCGGATCACTCTTGGCGAAAGTGACGGTTGTACCATCCGATTGAGCGAACGATGCACCAATGCACATTGACACGTCCGCACCCTGATCGAAGGCGCTTTGCCACACCCATTTAGTATAGCCCAACAGCACCACCACAGCGGCGACGATAACCACCGCCCGCCTCACCGGCGCACCGCCCAGACAATCAATGCCCAGAGGAAAGCGGAGATCGCCAACCCCAAAATGATCGCCTTGAGCGGCACGCCCTGCCCGTCGTCCTCGTCCATTATCGTCTCCTCGTGTTGTGCCCGAGGTGCCAGCCGCCGCACGCGCGGCATCCGTACACCTCAAGCTTGCCTTGCTCCTTGCGCCCCTTGACCTGTGAACGGCGGTGCATCCGATCGAGGACACCTTGCGCCGCGGCCCGGTTGGCATAGCGTTCCTTGCCGTCACACGACCAATCGACCATCAGCGCCTCCGCACCGGCCTGCCCAGCCCGATTGCGCGCTCCTGCGCGGCCATGATCTCGCGGCCCTTCATGCGGATCAGCCCGGCAAGCTCCTCACCATCCATGCCGTTGCGCCGCATCACCGTCTCGCAGTCGATAGGCGAGAACGGGATCGGAGCCTCATAGATCGCGGCGCGCGCCATCGGCGGCAGGCGATCGAGCGCAGCGAACGCGGCTTCGAGCGTGGTGCCCGGTGCCAGCGTATAGCCGCGCGCGTCGTCGGTGCCGCCGTTCCCGTTCACCGACGCTTCGCCCAAATCATCGGCCACGTGAAAACGAAAATCATTGCGATAAGCCAGATGGAAAAAGGTGACGCATCAGGGTAATTACGCATGACCCTACGCACGCCATCCGGCATCGTATGCCATGCGATGGCACACCCAATGCCAAGGTATGCCGTCCACAGGATTGCCCAGATCATGCCTCACCCCCGTCGCCAGCGGGCTTGAGGGCTCCGAGATCGTAAGCGGCCCACCAATCGCGTGCGGCTTTGAACGCCGCATCGCCACGAGGCCCGC